CCATTCCAGCCCTCACGGGACACCTTGAAGCCTTGCTTCATCGCTTCCACTGCCAGGCCGAAGGACATGCCGTCGGTGGGCTTGTAGGCGCGATTGAACACGTCTTCGGGTGACCAGCTGACATAGCCAGCATGGTCTGGGGTGTTGGCCTTGCCGCCATCCAGGTACTCAACCAGGAATCCTGCATCTGAGCCGTTCTCGTCAGCTGGGAGTTCCCAGCCGCGATAAGCGTTGTACTCAGCGCGTGTCATTGGTTTGGCATGGATCAGTTTGACGCCGATGAACTGTTTCATTGCAGACCTGCCTCGAAACGGCGTTGCAACAACAAGTAGCCTTCCAGCTCCCAGAGTTTGTTGAACGCTTGCTCGTAGGCGTATTTCTCGCCCAGGGCCTGGTTGTAGTTCTTCGGATCAACGCATGCGCTGGTCCCTGTGACGGTGAATCCGTTCTCCATTGTGATCTGGCAGATTGTCGTGGTCGTTCCTTCAAGACGTTGATAAATCGTCATCTTGATCTTGGCTTCCATGTCGCTGACAGTCACTCGGCTGGGAATCACGTTTTCTTGTGGTTGTTCAGTCATGTGGTCTTTCTAAGAGTGCAGCCTACTCACTGGGATACAGAGAGCAGTGACCCACCCTCTGACAGCCTCAGCTTTTGACCGCATGAGGGAATCACTCAGCAGATCCGTCACCGGGTGGTGTGGGTGGAACTGGAGCTTGGGGCGGTGCTACTTGCGCAGACACCTGAGCTTGGATCACATTGATGATGCCAACCAGATCATTTGCTTTGGAGTTCAAAGCAGACATGATGTTGCCGGCGTCGCTCAACGAGACTTGCAGCACAATCTTTTGAGTTGTCATGAGAGTCCTAGAGAGAAAAGAGAAGGGCAGCGTTGCCACTGCCCTCATGCTGCTCAGGATTAAGCAAACAAGCTAGTTGTCGGCTTCTTGGCAGCGGCTGGGGCACCAGCTGCAGCTTTTGGAGCTCCAGCAGTACCCTGTGCGCCTTTGGCCTTCATCTTGGTTTGACCAGAGAACTTGGCATCCCAGGTGTCGATGAAGGTTGCAGTTTCGGCTTGAGCGCGGATCTCGGCAGTCGTCATGCGATCGCGCGCACGGAACAACTTGTCGATCTCGTTCTCGTCACGAGTCTCGCCAGTGGCTTCGTAGACACCGGTGGATTCGTTCTTCTTGGTCTTGTCGACCGTTTGCTTGATCAAGCCAACGATGATGTCTTGGTCGAGCAAGTCCATCAACATTTCCACTTTCGTGGGCACTTCGGCTTTGGCTTCAGCGCTGTAGACGTTGACCACTTTGGTCTCGGTTTCCAGTGCAGAGATCTCTTTGCCAACGGTCAAGAGGGCCAAGCTGTTTGCATGGTTGAAGCCAGGCAAATAATTCTTCTGGCCGTCTTTCTCGTAGTAGTTCTTGCAGCCTTTGGCAGTGCCAGAAGTCATCCACAAGGTTTGACGGATCTCGCGGCCGGCGTCAGTCTTCAGGTTCAAGACCAAGCCCAATGCACCACCAGCTGATTTGGTGATGTAGGCCAGTGCGATCTTGGCTGCGTAGATGCCAGACTCGAGTACACCACCACCGCCTACGGAATCTTTTTCTTCGGCAATGGAGGAGTCGGTCGTCAATGATGCGAGCATGTTCATGATGTGTTTTCTTTCGATTTGGTTTAAGGGATTTTTGAATGACTACCGCGCGGTTAAGCGTAGTACTCGTGAAGTCGGTCTAAGACCAGTTGCATGTTGTTGTCGATAAAAGTTTCCTTTGTATCGAACAACCCAAGAGGACCGCGCAGACGTTCGTTGACCGTCTCCTTGGTGATCTTGGTTTGGAAGACGTACTTGAATCCAAGCGCTTCCTCCTCAGGTGTCACAGTCAGCAGATTGCTGCCGTAATCCTTCAGATTTTTGAGCGAGACTTTCTTCGATGCAATCACGACAGTGAAGTAGCTCTCGATGCCGTTGTTTTTCAAAGAGCCTTTGACAGGCACTTTGGTTTCCATCAGCATCTCGGACTCGTTCAGCGTGTCGCTGGTGTGAGCAATGAAGATGATTCGCTTCGTTGAGCGTGCGACGTATTGCTGCATCAGTGTTTTGAAGTACTGAGCAAACTGGCCCCACGCTTGCATGCCGTTGCTGGAATTCAGCACGTACACGCTCTCATACATATCCAGGAGATACGTGAGAGAGTCAACCACAATGGTGTGAATATTGGGGTTGGTTTCTGCCCAGTCAAATGCCTCGTTGATCTGCAGCGGGTCGGTGACCGTCTTCTGGATGAACTTGGATTTGAATGGCAGTTTCTTGCCAGACTCACAGTTGAGATAGAGAACGCCTTCGGGGTTCTGCAATCCCATCAGCGAGGCTGATTTGCCGGTGGCAGATTTGCCGCACAGCAAGACGAGATGGTCGTTGGTTTCGGACATGAAAGTTCCTAAGTAGTTCGCAGAAGCGCCCGGAGGCGCATCCCGTTATCGTTTGGCAATTGCCTTGGCCACGGTGATCATGATCGTGCTCATGATTTCCGCTTCATCGAGCTTGTCGACAATCTTCTCGTTCAAACCCATCACGCGTTGGCGGATGTTTTCAAAGTCAAAGCCACCATCCAACAAGATCATGGCAAAGCGCAGCAGCATGTTGTTGCGGTTGCCGTCACCAATGTTGTTGATTACCCAGCGCTCGAGGTTGTCCATCGAATGCTGTGAGTGCATCAGCTCTTTGCGCTCTTCGTTCTTGCTGGTCTTCGGAATGAAGGGCAAGGCGTCGAGCACTTCACCGTCGTTGTACATATAGGTGCCGTCGTTAGACAGCCACTTGCGTGCACGCTGATTGGTTGCTGTGTCCACCTCGAATGGAAGCCATTCGTAGATGTTGCTCATGAACTCTTTGTAGTCCTTGGCATCAAGCGACAACTCATAATTGATCGGCATGATGATGCGGAAACGGTTTTCAGTTTCCGTATGACGCTTGGTCGTATAGATCAAGTACTTGTAGTTCTTGAGCAGCAGCTGCACAGTGCTGATGTTGACTCCACCATCAACGTCGATCACCACCAGGTTGAAGCCTGGAATGCAGTTCTCTTCGTTGCGGTAGCCACCATTGAGGTGATGGGCCACCCAGTGCAAGCCTGGTGCTTGAGTCAGCTTGTGCAGCTGGTCAAACGGGGCGTACTCGTTGCGGTAGTCAGTGGTGATGTCGGTGCTGTAGCTCAACACCATCTTGTCGATGTCGGTCTCTTTGAGCGTCTCACCGCGCAAGAACTCGATGCCATCGCTGAATGACTTCTTGATGATCACGTTGTTCTTGTAGCCCCACGCGGTAGCGAGGGTCAGCATCTCTGTCTTCTGCGCTGCAGCTCCGCGATAGAACGGCAGGTCTTCAGTCAGGTCAGCCTGGGTGACGTCACGTTTGGTCGAGCCAAGATACTTGGCCAACTTCACGTAAGCACGATCACGAGTCAGCAACTGCGTGAACGCCGTGCCTGATTCCTCAGCCAGCTTGATGGCTTGGTAGAGGTGGTCTTGGGTCAGCTCATGTGAGTCGTCAATGAACGCGTAAGCGCCAGCCAACTTCAAGGCCTTAAAGTAGCGGTGAGAGATCTCGGCTTTCTTGATCTCCTCGTGCTCTGGGTAGAGCTCGGCTTCACGCTCGCACTTGATGCGGTATTCGATCAAGAGCAGTGAGGTCTCCTTGCTCATCACCAAACGCTTGTTGACGTTGATGATGTCGGCCAGGCCTTCCAATCGATCAGAGATCTCTTCCAGGTACGTGTTGCTGTCCTGGTTTGTCAGCTGGTCATAGACTTGCTCAGGCGTCATGTCCATGGTCTTGTTGGACGCACGGCTGTAGCCGAAGAAACAACGACGTGCATAGCCTGTCTCGAGCATCGAGTAGAGCTCTTCTTCAGTCTTTGCACCATTCAGCAACTTGGAGGGTGTGCCAAACAACAACATGTTGGTCGGTGTGCGGCCGAGAATCTCTTCCGAGCGCACGTTCTCCGATGTGTTCTTGACCAGCTTCTGCTTGATCAAGCCCATGTCGTAGAGCTCCAAGAACGTGTTGAGCACGTCCGTGTTGCTGACCAGGTTGGAACCGATCTCGTCAATCTGCAGGTTTACTGAACCCGCATCTGCCATGAGCAGCTTGTGACGCATCTGCTTAACCGCTGCCGGCGTACCGGAGTCAAAGCTGAAGACCAGTGGGCCCAGCAACTCGAACTCCTTCTGCACGCGCACGAGCTCCTCATCAGGATCAGAGCTTTTGCGGTTGGCTCGCTTCACAGCAAGCTTGGGCATGTTCTGTTCTGCCAGCACCGGGAAGGTCTCTTCAAGGAAGCGACCACGGAACTGGTTGATGACGGCGTTCTCCATGATGTTGGTGGAGAAGCCTTTGCCAGAGCCTGAGGTGCTCAGATTGAGCGCGTACATGTTCACGGGGATGTCACCGCGATCATGCGTGGCGATGGTGGTGCGCATCATCGATGCGACCAGGCTGAAGTAGTAACCCACGAGCACTCGGAAGAACAACGGGTTGCTGTTCTGGGTCTTGTTGCACAGGATGCTGACAAGTTTTTCTGAGGTCGGGTTGAACTCCATTTCGTCGTAGGATTTCATGAGAGCCTTTCTTAGGTGAAGATGAGATCGCCTGAGGCGACGAGTTGATCTTTTTGAGAGCAAGCGGCAAATGCGGGGCAGTACTTGCAAGCGGTGACTTGACCAGGGACTTCCTTCACGATGCCGACGTTGCCGTCTTCAGCCATGCGGATCATGGCTTCAGGGCGGGTTTCAAAGTTCTTCGTGCTGCGAGCTGTTTTGAGTGGGTTCTTGTAGTACTTGAACTGGGGTTCTGAACGCCACAACTCGGAGTCATCACACAGTGGGATATCGTCTTCGTCTGCATTCCAGTACTGCTCGATCATCTCGAGCTTGCGGCGGATGAAGTTCTCTGTCTCTACCAATGACATGAGCGGGAAGCTCTGCTTGTGAAAGCGTCGTGGTGGGTAGCTGGGATCTGTCTTGGCCATGCTGGGCTTCCAGTCGGTGAAGATGTAATGAATGTCCATCTCGTCCTGGGTGATCAGCTGTGGGTCAAGCCAGCGATAGATGCTGCCTTGCTGCGTGTACTTGTCAGCGTTGGTTTGCTTTTTGTAGGTGAAGGTGCCGGTGGACTTGAAGTCCTGAACACGGCCTTCGCCAACAAAGTCAAACTTGCCAGTAATCTTCCACTTGCCCAGTTGACGGCTCAGACGCTGCTCGAGGTAGATCGGCAGAATGTCGTCGCTCAGTTCTTCTGGTTTGGGGTTGATGCGTACACGGTCAATGACGCGTTGGGGCAAGCCCAGCGCTGCCATGGCGGCTTTGTAGTTGGTGGTCCAAGCTTTCTCGATGCCGTCGTGAATGGCGTTACCCATGCGGCTGGCCATCATGTCGGCCAGGTTGACTAGGCCATCGCCTGGAAGCACGCGCGCTGCCAAGATGATCTGGCGAAGCGGCTTGAGCAATGCCGTGGCACTGATCGTGTGGGGATCATCGTCGTGATCGTAGAAATCACTGGCGAGGAAAACGGCGAGTGCGAGTGGCACCTCCGAGACGTTGGCATAGAGAGCAGACATACTGGTCCTTGGTTAATTGATCGAAGAAGCGGGAGGAACCCGCTTGGGGTTAGAGAGTCTTGTTGAGTT